GAAATAGAAAATGAACTGGATTAAAAGCCTTTACACGATTAGGTGTTCTAGGCGAGAATTGATCGCACAAAGAACCCCTCTTAAGGGTTTAACTACTTTACTTTACAGGACCTATAAATAATGCCTGATAGAATTGAAGAATTATTTGCTGAACTCGCTGAAAGCGCAGGGGGACAGCAACAGTTCCAGCTAGATCAGCAACTGGAACAGATGGAAGCGGAGCGTGACTACTACAACAGCCCCGAAGGTAAACAAGCCGCAGCCATTGCAAGTGGGTTGGGTTTACTGGCATTAACTAGGGGAGGACTAGGTGGCAAGAATTTGCCCCCCACTTTCTTAAATAAACTATACGGACAAGTAGGGCAGGATTTTACAAAATTAATTCCCCCCTTAACTAAAATAGGGCGTAGTGGTCGAGTTACAGGAGGTTCAGGTTCGCGTGTAGGCACAGACGTTGCAGGACGTTCAGAACTAGGAAGACTTATTTTTGGTCCGTTAACTCAAACAGGGCGTTCAGGTTCGCGTGTAGGCACAGACGTGGTAGGGCGTTATGCATTGCCGAAAACAAAACCGTCCGTCGTTACTAAACAAGGTCCACGCGGTCCCATCAATATTGATGTTCCTAAACAAAGATCATTACCATTAGAAGACCCACGTTATACCAAAGGTCTTTCTGAAACGGACAGGGAGATGATAAAAAGATTATTGATTCCCCCGTTAACTAAAACAGGACAAACGTTAACTAAAACAGGACAAAGAAGCCTCACCGCAGCTGATAAAGTTAAAATTCGTGCGGAAATAGCTAAACAAGAGCGTTGGAAAAGGGGTCATCAAAATAAAGTGCGCAGAGGCAACGATGAGTATCAGGAAGGCAGTCGTTCGGGCTATGAACCTGGAATAAAGGGGGGAGAAAAAATGATGAGGGATTCGATGAAACGCATACGGGAAATACAAGCTAAAATAGATAAGCTGAACAAGTTACTGGAATGACCGACCAAACCAAGGCGGATAAACTTCAATCCCTTAAGAGTGTCGACCTTTCCCACTTAGGTAAAGCCGAAGCCAAAGAGTTTACGGTTTTACTGGAAGAACTCAGTAAACGTGAACACCAGGAAAAATCCACGGGCAGCTTTCTGGATTTTGTAGAATCCATCTGGGGAGATTTTATTAAAGGCAGCCACCATGTCAAAATGGCAGAGGCGTTCGATAATATTGCCAACGGTAAATTAAAACGTCTTATTATCAATATGCCGCCGCGTCACACCAAATCCGAATTTGCCTCGCATTTATTCCCCGCGTACCTGTTGGGCAAGAATCCTAAACTAAAGATTATTGAAGCGACGCACACCGCCGACTTAGCCATCAACTTTGGGCGTAAGGTCAGGGATTTAATTGACCGTGACGACTACAACGAATTATTTCCCGATACCTCATTGAAATCGGATAGCCGTAGCGCGGGTAAATGGCTTACCAGTCAGGGCGGCGAGTATTACGCTTCGGGTATTGGGGGTGCACTGGCGGGTAGGGGCGCGGACTTGTTTATTATTGACGACCCGCATTCCGAGCAAGACGCCATGTCCGATAAAGCCATGGACGAAGCCTACGAATGGTTTATGGCAGGTCCCCGACAAAGGTTACAACCAGGCGGCGCAATCGTCATTGTGATGACGAGATGGTCGAAACGCGACTTAACGGGCAAGTTGATTAAGCGCATGGCGCAGGATACCGAAGCCGATCAGTGGCAATTGATTGAATTTCCTGCGATTTTGCCGTCGGGCAAGCCGCTTTGGGAAGGCTTTTGGTCGTTAGGGGAATTACAGAGTATTAAGGCTTCCGTGAGTCCTTCCAAATGGGCGTCGCAGTATATGCAGCGACCTACGGGCGAAGGGATTTCTATCGTGCCCAAAGAGTGGTTTAAAGTCTGGGAAGAAGAAAAGCCCCCAAAATGCGACTATCTCATTCAAAGTTACGATACCGCCTTTCTAAAAAGTGAACGGGCAGACTTCACCGCGATTACGACATGGGGAGTCTGGTATCCTGAAGGCAAAATTGGGGAAGACTTATACGCGGGNGGAGAGGCGCATTTAATTTTAATTGATTGCATTAAAGAACGTTTTGATTTTCCTGAATTGAAAGCTGAAGCGTTGCGCTTGTACGATCATTGGGAGCCCGATATTGTGATTATAGAAACCAAGGCTTCAGGGATTCCACTGGTACAGGAATTACGCCGCGTGGGGATTCCCGTGAATACGTTTTCTCCTTCCAAAGGGCAGGATAAAATTGCGCGGTTAAATTCGGTTAGCCCCATTTTTCAGGACGGGCGCATTTGGGTGCCTGAAAATCGTTTTGGAGAAGAATTAATGGAAGAAGTTTCGGACTTCCCTAACGGTGAAAATGACGACCTCGTAGACGCCACAACTCTCGCCCTAGCTCGCTTTCGGGAGGGTGGCTTCTTAGCGTTGAGTACCGATTATGAGGATGAGGAAAGTTATTCTCCGCGGCAATGGGTTTATTATTAATAAAATAAAGAGTAAAGTTTGTAAATATGGCTATTGAAAAATCCCCCTTAAACATTGTTCCAGGCAGCGACGAAGATATTGAGCTGGAAATTATGCAACAACCCCTAGTAAACGGGGAGGACACGGAAGTATTTATCCAGCCAGACGGCTCCGCTGTGATTGGGAGTGATCCCAGTGCAGGCGGCAGTGTTGAATTTGGAGAAAATCTGGCAGAAACTATTGATGAACGCGAATTAACTACCATAGCTGCAGAATTAACTTCCTTGTATGAGGAAGACTTGGATTCTCGAGACGATTGGTTTCAAACGTTTAGTCGAGGCTTGGATTTATTAGGCATAAATATTGAAGATCGGACACAACCTTTTGTAGGTTCCTCAGGAGTACATCATCCAATCTTAGCCGAAGCGGTTACACAGTTCCAGGCGCAAGCCTATAAAGAATTATTGCCTCCAGGTGGACCCGTTGATACGGAAGTATTGGGAATTTCCAGTGATGACAAACTCGAAAAGGCAAATCGGGTTAAAAACTTCATGAATTACCAAATTACCTACAAGATGGAGGAATTTGACCCCGAAATGGACCAATTATTGTTTTATTTGCCATTATCTGGGTCTGCTTTTAAGAAAATTTACTACGATCCAGGTTTAGGACGAGCTACGGCACGCTTTATTAAGGCAGAAAACCTAGTAGTGCCGTATTATGCAGTAGATTTACTCACGAGCCCCCGAATTACTCACGTTATTCACATGGCAGAGAACGATTTACGCAAATTACAGATTTCAGGCTTTTATCGNGACATTGAAATGCAGTCTCCGTCTGGAAGTTTGGAAAATACAGACGTAGATGACAAAATTGACAAATTACAAGGGATTACCCGCACTATTAGTGATGAAGAATACACCTTATTAGAGGTTCATGTGAATTTAGACCTTGCAGGGTTTGAAGATACGGACGATAGGGGGGAAGAAACAGGTTTAGGACTTCCTTATATTGTAACTATTTGTAAAGACATGAATACTGTTTTGGCAATCCGCCCTAATTACAAACCTAATGACCCGATGCGGAAAAAAATTGAGTATTTCACCCATTACAAATTTTTACCAGGACTCGGGTTTTATGGTTTTGGGCTAATTCACATGATGGGCGGATTGACCAAGTCAGTAACGGCAATTTTACGTCAATTGATAGATGCGGGTACACTTTCTAATTTACCTGCAGGGTTTAAGTCTCGAGGACTCAATATCCAACGTCATGATGACCCTCTTCAACCAGGAGAGTGGCGAGATGTAGATGCACCAGGAGGTAGACTCACTGATGCATTTATGCCGTTACCGTACAAAGAACCCAGCAACACTTTAACCGTTTTATTGGCTTCTTTAGTAGAATCAGGTAAACAATTTGCAGCCACGGTAGAACAACCCACAGGTGACGGCAATGCTGAAGCTCCTGTAGGCACAACAGTAGCATTATTGGAAAAAGGGCAACGAGTCATGTCAGCTATTCATAAAAGATTGCATTTTGCCCAACGAGTTGAGTTTAAAATTCTTAAACGGGTATTTGGAGAATTTTTACCCCCTGAATATCCGTATCACGTGCAAGGGGCTCAAGAAAGTGTTTTTAAGGAAGATTTTGATGACAGTATTGACGTAATTCCTACTAGCGATCCAAATATTTTTAGCATGACGCAAAGAATTACGTTAGCGCAGACTCAGTTGCAAATGGCACAGGCAGCTCCTGAATTACATAATTTAAAAGAGGCGTATCGTAAAATGTACTTAGCATTAAACATTAAAGATATTGATGCAATACTTCCGCCTGAGCAAGAGGCAGTTCCTAAAGATCCTGTACAGGAAAATATGGATTCTTTAATTCAAACTCCGTTGCAAGCGTTTCCCCAACAAAATCATGATGCGCATATTGCAGCCCACGTGGCATTTTTACAAAATCCGAATACGGCTTCTAATCCTAACGCAGTATCAGCATTACAGGCGCACGTTCAGCAACATAATGCTCTGAAATATAGAATTCAGATTGAACAGATTTTAGCCCAGCAAGGAATTCAGCTTCCGCCACCTGGACAGCCGATTCCTCCAGAAGTAGAGAGTCAAATTTCTATTGCAGCAGCAGAAGCTACGCAAAGAGTGACAGGACAGGAACAAGCCCTAGCCGCTGCGATGCAAACACCTGATCCACAGCGACAAATGTTTGAAGAACAATTACAATTAGAAAAAGAACAGTTAGCTCAGAAGGAAACAGAAGACGTACGCGATAAGACTGTTGAAATGCAAAAAGCAGAATTAGACGCACAGATTGAACGTGAAAAGATGGATTCTGGGGAACGAGTTGAGGATACGAAAGCAGCGATTGATTTACAGGAATTAGAAATGCGTAATAAACGCGATGCTGAAAAGAACTATACCGAGCTAGTAAAAACAGTAAGGGAAAGTAGAGAAAAGGAGTAATATATGCCAAAGGTAGGTAAAAAACATTATCCCTATACAAAGAAAGGGAAAGCTGCAGCAGCCGCTGCTAGAAAGAAAAGGAGAAAATAATGAGTAGTTATTATGACAATGATAAGTATCCTTCACCGTCTAAACAGACGAATAGACCAGACCCTAAAGTTCCGACTCCGTCGGGAAAAGGATTTGCTCAGGCTAAGACTGTTAAAGCAGGTGAATTGATTACGAATTCAGAAGGTGAGGTCGTAGGCGAAAAGGCAAAAGTCAAAGCTGCTTACGGTCAAACTAAAGGACTTCTTTGGTATAGATACATTAAATAGTGGACTATATCGTAGCTACGGAGCATTTGCTGCGTAAATATCGAGAGAGGAAAGAAGCTCTCGCACATACGCTAGCCGCAGGCAGTGTTCAAGATTTTGAACAATACCAACGGATAGTGGGTGAAATAGCAGGTTTGAGTTTAGCTGAACAGGAAATTCAAACCTTACATTCTAATATGGAGGATGCCAATGACTGATACTGTTCCAACTCGAGTAGAAAATTTTGGAAGTGAAGAGGAGAAACCTACTTTAACTCCTGAAAATTTAGACTCGCAAGTAGATAAGTTACCTCGTCCAACGGGGTATCGAATCTTAATTTTACCTTTTGCAATGCCAGGAGTTACAAAAAGTGGGATTCACTTAGCTAAACAGACAATTGATAAAGAACGAATTGCAACTGTTGTTGGTTATGTGATAGCACTTGGACCTGATGCCTATGGAGACTCTCATAAGTTTCCAGATGGAGCCTGGTGCAAAAAGGGCGATTGGGTAATCTTTGGGCGTTATGCTGGGGCTCGTTTTAAAATAGAAGGTGGAGAAATGCGCCTTTTAAATGACGATGAGATTTTAGCTATAATTGATGATCCTGAAGATATTTTATCATAACTAACCATGGAGAGACCATGCAACAAGAACCAGAAAAAGAGCAAATAGAATTAGAACTTCCTGAAGGGGAAGTTGATATACACGCAGCCGATGTGGATGATTCAGTTAAAACTGTTGTAGAAGAGGCAGAAATTATTGAAGAATCAGTCGAGGTTATTAAAGAAGAAGATGAATTAGATAAGGTAAGTGAATCCGTACAAAAGCGTATAGATAAGCTAACTTATAAGATGAGGGAGGCGGAAAGACAGCGGGATGAAGCTGTTAAATACGCTCAAACGATACATACGGATAATTCTCAATTAAAAGAAAAATTAAAAAGTTCTGATTCTTCCCTTTTCAAAGAGTATGATAATAGGATACAATCTGATGTGGAAAGAGCGAAATTTAATTTAAAGGAGGCGCAGGAGGTAGGAGATGGAGAAGCAATTGCAACTGCAACCGAGCATCTTTCTCGATCGGCAGCAGAATCAGAAAACCTTAAACGGTTATCTGCTCAACAACAACTTCGACAGCAAAGAGTTGCAACTCTTCCCCCTCGTACTGAAACACAAACCGCTCCTGATCCTAAAGCCGAAGAATGGGCTACTAAAAATAAATGGTTTGGGGAAAATCAAGCAATGACGTTTGCAGCTTTTGGAATTCATAAAGAATTGGTAGAGCAAGGAGAAGATCCTAGTTCGGATCATTATTATGCAAGAGTAGACGAAGAAATACGCAAAAATTTTCCACAAAAATTTTCTAATGAGCAATCTAAGCCCGTGCAAC